TGCGCTCTACCACCACCATACATTACATTCTCAAGTTTTAATATCTCACCTAAGAATGGTTGTCCAAATGATGTTTCAGGAGAATTAAATACTTGTCTTAATTGATCTTTAAAATCAGGAAGTGGTTTCTCATCTTTACAATCTACATATCTAACTTCACCAACTTTTGCACGATTCCATCTCTTACCATCAATTTTAGTAGGAATAGTTCCTTCTAAGACTTGTATCTTGTAACTAGATCCACCAAACAATCCACCTGATACCCATTGAGTAGTGTATCCAGTAACAGGATCTTGCCAAGCTGCTCTAAAACCAGCTCTACTTCCTTCTGTTTCTATTCTCCAAATATCATAGTTGGCATAAGAAACATAAGCTGTACAGTTATCTTCAGGTAAACCAAACGGAGGAGGTACATAATAAATTACAGGACCACCAGCAGTTTGTAATCTTTTATTAAATACTCCTTCTCCAAGAATTGTAGGTTTTGTAATAGAACAAACTCTATGTGGACTTTTTGGAGTTGAAAGAGTGCGAAACTTTTGAAAAGCTTCTTTGTTGCTATTACAATCTGTATATCTAATTTCTAGATAAGGACCAAATTCATCAACTTTATTAAATTTTAATATAACTATCTCAAATGGTTCACATAGTTGTGTGTAAGCATTGTTATTTGCTAAAAGAAAAGCATCTGATTTAAGATCGTTATATGGATAGTTTGGATAATAAAAAGTTTCTTCTTGTTTAACGTAGCTACCTACATTACGAAGAATTCCTTTAGCTATAATAGATCTATTTGTACTTCTATCACCACGAACAATTTTATATCCTATAACATCATCTTTCTGTTCATCTGTTAAGTTAGATGATCTTACAAGATTTATGATTTGTTCATTATCTATTCTTACACCAATTGGATATACAGCACTACTAAGTTGCATTTCCACATTGTATTTATCTGCAACAATTTGTGGAGTGGCACTTTCAAATATTGGAGAAACTAAAACATCAGGAAACTTATGATGTCTAATTGGTTCATCTGCAAGATCTCCCCACACTGCAGTGTCACAAGGATACTTCTCTATTGATTCCCAATAAGCAAACTCACCATATTGGTAAGGTCCTTTATAATCAGAACTTGTAGAAAAATTTGGATGTGTTCCTATTACAGATCCTGTATTGTATATTTTCCAATAAGGAGCCTGTGTACCATTACCAATAAAGTCTGGGTTATTACTAAATATTACAGGCTTACCAATTTCATTAAAGTTTTGTATTCTTCCAGGAATATGAAAGCCATCAGTTTGTTTTCCATTCTTTAATAAGAATACAATCTCAAATGCATACACCTCATCACGTAGATATCCACGTAAGTTAGTAGCATTTAATTCATCTGCATAGTTTTCAGTAGGAGGTATTCTCCAAGTTTCCCATAGAAGAGTTATTTGATTAGCTATATTTTGATAGTTAATTCTATCAATAGATGTTAATTGATCCCATACTAAAATATCTTGAACCACTGTAACATCCTGTGCAATATCATAATAAGGAAACTTTTCAAAGATGTCAGCTATTGCTAAGCTAATGCTAGTTTTATTTTGACCTGTATATGTAATTTGTCTTGTAGAACTATTTATAAAATAAGTACCAATCAATTCTACAGAAGTTACATTATTTATAGTTTTTATCACTGCAAGATTGAAATATTCATACTTGCCTGTAACATCAATATTACTAACATTTACCACTATTGATTTACCAACAGGGTAATTAAAGTTTACAGATGTAATGTTTTCATCAGCAATAGGAGTTGGGTTTGTTACTGAATAATAAGATGTATAAGCATTGCTTTGTGCATCTGAATATTGTATAGCAAACTGATAAGTCCCTGCTATAAGATCTCCTCCAGAAACAACATCTATTATTTCTAACTGAGGAATATTAAAATCAGGTTGTATCTTTAGTTTGTTACAATCTAATTGATCTAATACAAGTACACTACAAGAGTTAGGAAGAATCTCTGTAACATATGGAATATTATCAATATCCATATATCTTCTAGGATTAAGTCCATCTGTCCAATATACTTCTGTAGAGCAGTTTGTAATTCTATGTACAGCTTTTTGAATTGGATAGTTTATATTAAAGTTTAAGCAGTCAGCATTTACAAGTGTTCTGTAAATACAATCTGCATTAATCATTTGTCCAATTTCACTTTGTCCTGTAATAGAGTTTGCTAAAAAGAATATATATTTATTTTTCTCTTGAATAAAATGACTACCTATTAAAGAATATCCATCAGGAAAACTAATACATAATTCATTTCCTGGTTCATTTTGATAGTTTACAGAATTAGCATCAAAGTTTTCAACAGCAGCATTTAATGCATATGTAAGAATACCTGGCTTAACCTGATTAACAGATTGATCCATGTTAAGACCTAGATTAGCACTATTAAACTCCTGTCTAATATTTCCTTGTTCTTTTTCTTCTGCCATAATGATTAATTGTTACGTCTTCTACCATATCTATTAGTACGGTTAGGAAGCTCATACATGTTGAATCTATTAAGATCGTTTTTAATTCTTCTTTGTTTTTCCCAAGGACTTTGTTTCTTCATTTCAATCTCAGCCATGATATAAGCTTCTTCATAAGCTTGCTTATGATACATCATCTTTTGTTGTAACTGATTAAATGTTTCATCATTGGTTTGGTTTGTAAGCATTTCAAATATCTTAAACTTGATGAATGCTTCTACATATTCTCTGATACGATAGTTATCTGGAATCATCTGATTACCTATCTCATCATATTCTGTAGCATAGAATAACAAGTGAACCACACCATTTCTGAAGTTGGTCACAAACTTATTGTCTCTAATGTCAAATGAATCATAACTAGCAGCACCAGGAGTGAACTCATGAATAGGAGGAGCCTCTGCGTAGAAGTCCCAGTTATTTGTATACTCCACTCCACAATTTTGTCTTGCAGATATATTACCCGGTCTAAGTAAATACTCGTGAGTAAATCCTCTAGCCACAGTGTTATTTGTTTTATATACAGCTTGTACAAGCTCTGGCATACATGTACCATCACATTGTGGAACTTGACAACCAGGTCTATTACAAGGAGTTCCTCCAATAGTTAATGGAGCAACTTGTATAGTAGTTGCATTAGCTGCTTGAGAATAGAATGAATTAGCTGTCTGATATGGATATCCTGCCACTTCTGTACACATCCAAGCTTCTCTTACAGCATAAAAGTTATCAGGGAGTCTAGCTTGGAAGTCTTCTATAAATAATACTTCTTCACTTATTACAAAGGTAGTTCTTCCTAACTTCTTAAGACACTTGTCTAAGTAAGTAGGAAATAAAAGATCGTCCACTGCACCAGTATCAAAATAGCTTTTAAGCTCTTCTTTAACTGTTGAGTAGACAGGCTCTGGGGATACGAAATTATATTTATAGTAGTACGACATAATTTATTTTTTCCATTCGTTATAGATATATTGATACTTGTCGTTGGTCTTTAAGTAATGTGATAAAAGTCTTGATGTAAGTCTAGAAGGTTTGAAATACCAGAAACCAGAGTTTTTAAAACGTGCTGTAGGTTTAAACCACATCCATCCAAAAAAATATCCTTCTGTGTGGTAATTAAAATTGTATATCACCTTTCCTTTTTCTCTAGTCTTTTGCCAATCAATTGGTAGATTAACAAACTCTTTACCATCTACACTATTCTTTAACTTTCTTCTTTTCTTTTTGTTAATTGAAAACTCTCCAAATCCATAAGGTAGCTTTGCTTTCTCACCTGTTTCTAAAATGTATTCTTTAAAGGATTCATTGTAAGTGTATACAATGTTTCTCCATTCATCATACGAAAGTTGTATAGAAGGGTGTTTTTTACAAAACTGATTATAGTTTTCTTTACTAGAGCTTCTCCAATCAACCTTTGTTCTCATTAATTAGTTGGTTTTGAATTTGGCGCTTGTCCATCTATTCCTTCTGCACTAGTATCTGTTTTAAGATTGAAATATGTAGATAGAAGTTTTTGAGATGTAAGTTGTAATGTTTGTTGTTCTAAATATCCAGGAAGAGGAAATTCTTTATCTAATGGATTCATACATAATTGCTCAAGTGTATATTCTGGAGTTCCACATCCACATTCTGGATACATGATTTCATTCTCCACATCTTCTTCAAATAAAGCTACAAATCTGATTGCTTTAAGCAAAGGATTGTTTACATATAGATATCCATTAGATATCCAATAGTATTCTTCATTCTTGATTATAGGAAGCTTTAAAAGATTTATATATCTATTGATAGTTATTTCTTTTAACTTCTTTCCTACACCACTCATAGCATTAATAGAATAAACTCCTTGTATTACATATTGGTAATTACCTTCTGATATACGTGGGAGTTTAAGTTTTGTTCTAGCAACTGTACAATCATCTACATAGTTACAACATTCAGAGATAGGTACTTCTATCATTTCTAAACAAGGAATAGTAGTGAATAGTGTATCAGTGGCCCAAAGTTTTCTTAGGTTGGTTTCTCTTTTAATTAGCATTAATGCATTGTTTCTTATCTCAGATGCGATTGCTCTATCTGTAATAAGACTGTCTGTAGAAAGTATCTTGTGGACACTTCTAACATCAGATACTAATTTTCTTAATGTTGCCATAATTATATTCGAGTTTCAAACTCTGCTATTTTACCTAGATTACGATCATAAACTAGAGCAAGAGCTGCACGTACAGAATGTACGAAGTTATTATCTAAGTGCCATCTATCAGTTCCTGAAAGACTAGGCATTTGTTGTATTCTTACACCTTTGACTTCTTTAGCCATGTAGTGGTGTTTATCTCCTGTGTGTACCTCTCTATAAACAGCATCACCAAACTGGTGACTATATTTTGGATGTGTTGCAAATAATAATGGTAAGTCTTCTAACTTACAATTACCATGGTGCCATCCAATGAATGTATTTCCTAATGTTATTCCTTTGATAACAGAATGTTCTCTTATAAACTCTACATCTATTGCATCTCTAAAGAATACATCTAATGCATGAGCTAGATAAAAAGATTTAGTTCTGTCATGATTTCCTTGTACAAGAATAACTGTTACATTACTAGCATACTTTCTCAACATGTTTATTGTATCTACAAGAACAGCAAATCCTAATTCGTATTCTGAATGATAATCCATTATAGTGTCCTGTGGAGTACCGTTTGTAGTTTGGTGTTGATAGTTATCAGTATGAAAGAAATCATTTGATATAGGTAGCACTACATTGTTTATGTTGTAGTTTGATTTTACTTTTTCAATCAAAGACTGAGCCATTGTAACATATCGTAAAGCTCTTGTTGTAGGATCATTATCACCATCTACAGTTTTTTTAGCTAAATGATAATCAGATATAGAGATTTCTACATCTACATAATCTTTCTCTATAGAATAGTTCTCTTTAGTGATTGTTATGTTATTTGGTTTGTAGTTTTCTAAAAACTTAGCAAAGTCTTCAGGAGAGTAATCTTTTGCTTCTTTCTTCTTGGAGAAGACTGAGGAAGTAAACTTCCCACTTGGTAACATCTTAGACCAGTAGTTTGTAATTACATACTTGTCTAGATTTATTTTATGTAGCTTAGCTAATTCAATATCATCTTTAGGATCAAAGTCTGATATAATTGTACTTTCTATTGTACCTTTTTCAACATTAACTTTACGTTCTTCTGTATAGTTTCTTGATACAGGTTCTGTATCTTTTTCTCTAAGCTCCTTCATGAGCTCACCCACTTCAAATTCACTTATTCCTAGTTTTTCAGCATAGAATTTTTTACTTTTCTTCTGACTTAATAACTCTTCTAATCGATGTAACAAGCTTTGATTTTCAGACATATGTACTCATATTAGTTAAAAAATATTGTAAAGATAAACAATTGTTTTTATATATTCCAAATAATTTTAGTTAGAGACTTAATTATTTATAATTAAAATAGTTAGAAACAAAAACTCCTAGCAATAAATATCACTAGGAGAAATCTTGTAAAACCAACAAAACAAGATTTTTTGTTGTTTTAAGGTATTGTAGTAGTCGTAGTTGTTGTTGATACAACTGTTGTTGTTGTAGTTGTTGTTGGTGCTACGGTTGTTGTGGTTGTAGTTGTAGCAGATGTTAATATAATATCTACGTAATTTAAACACACACCATCTGATTTCACTCTAATAATTGTTGTGTAATCAGGAACTAGTGCAGAAGAATATCCTGCTAATAAAGCAGATTTAGAGACTCCTGTTTCAAAAGCTGATACATACCCATCTAAATTTGAATACAAATCAAATGGACCTGAATCAGTTCCTGCTGTTGTTAATGTTATTAATACTGTCATATGTTATTGATTTTATATTATAAGCAAAGACTTGCTGGTCCTGTAATAAATCCACTTGCATCTATTGGGAAACTTGCTGAGTTAATGTCTGCAAGTTTTTGTAAATGCCAATATACGTTTGATCCATTAAATGGAATAGTTCCACCTGCATCTGTAAACACTCTCACGTAATTTCCTTCTATCCAAACTGTATCAATTAACGGTAGAAGACATGCATTACTAAAGTCAGAAGTATTTGATATCAATCCTTCATATAGAACATAAGCTTCTGTTGTTGTAGTAGTTGTTGTACTAGATGTACTTGTAGATGTTGTTGTGCTAGTAGATGATGTACTTGTAGTAGTAGATGTGCTAGTTGAAGTACTTGTACTAGTAGATGTACTTGTACTTGTGCTAGTTGATGTACTAGTAGATGTTGAACTACTACTAGTAGTGGTAGTTGTAGGCTGTACTGTGGTAGTAGTAGTGGTTGTTACAGGAAGTGTAGTAGTAGTAGTTGTCGTAGGACAACATATACCTAATTGATTATATATGTTAGTTACATCTTCAGTTATAAGCATAACATCTTCTGTAAGATTTGTTACATCTTCTGTAATAGTAGCTACATTAGCTGATACACTACATATAATAGCATCAAACTTACTAAGAATAGTATTTAATCCATCACATGTATTTACATCTGTACAAGGAAGTTGAGTGCCATCATATGTGACAGCACTCGTTCCTATTATAGTTGTGTTATTTATCTGAGAGCAATTAGCCATTTTTATTTATTTTAAAATTAAGCAGGCGCAAGTGTAGTGGTTGTTGTTGTAGTAGTAGAACTACTTGTACTAGTTGTAGTAGTTGTTGGTGTAACTGTTGTTGTAGTGGTAGTAGTTGGAACACATTCACCATCAACAAGACATTCAGTTTCCAAATTAACAATTTCACTCTGTACACTAGTTACCACTTCATTATCTTTTACATACTGTAATATAATTGTAGGAATCAAATCCCCTTTTAAACAATATGAATAAGTTCCTGCAACTGAATAATAAGCATCAGTATCTCCATCTTCACAAGTAATATTTTTATCTGGATATAAGTTAACTTTACCATTAAAGAATGTTACAGTGTTTCCTGTAGCATCATCAATATCATCTTGACTAATAATTATATTCACACAGCTACAACCTAATGTAGTAGTAGTTGTTGTTGTCGGTGCTATTGTACTTGTGGTAGTAGTTGTTGGTGTAAGATCGCAACAAGGACTATCTGTTGAAATTTCAATATAGAAAGCTTGTTCTATACCATCAACTTCTCCTAATGCAGTTATTCCTACAGATTGATCTACACAACCTAATGAATAAATACCTGGTCTATTGTATGTATTAATATATGGATTAGTAAAGCAATCATCGTACAGCACTGTAAGTTCATTATTATCTGTAGCAGCTAATGTTTCTGATAATATAGTGATCTCTGTATCAAAACAGTTACATAGAGCAGTAGTAGTGGTAGTAGTTGTAGGAACTGGACATTCTCCATCTATACAATTTGCACCAATCGAAATAGTTACAAGGTCATCACTAGCAAATCCACAACATCCACAAACTTGTATAGTTTCATTAGGTTCTATAACTATAGGTCCATTAATATTATCATCACAATCAGTATAAGAGATAGTATGAACACTATCACCATCATTATAGAATGTTAAACATTCACAAGGAATTGCTTCTGTTGTTGTAGTGGTAGTAGTGCTTGGAGGGGTAAGTGTAGTGGTAGTTGTAGTTGTTGGACCACAAGGACCATTTGGTGTTGCTATAACAGTTCCAGGAACAGTTAAAGGGCTATCTGTTTCAACACAAATATTTGTAACTCCTGGTAATAATACAATAATTTCTTGTTCTCCTGTATCACAATCAGTAATCATTATACCTACTGGATCTTCTCCTGTGTTATCTAATGAGAAGCTTTCACAAGGAACTGCAGTAGTAGATGTAGTAGTGGTGGTTGCACCACAACATTCATCTAATATGTTATATATATTGATTATATCACTATTGATGGCAATCACTTGATTAGTAATGTTAGTAACTTGATTAGTTAAATAGTTTACTTGTGTTAGTAAATTACAAATAATCTCATCTATCTTTTGTAAAATTACATTCAATGTATCACATGGTTCAGCCACTATACACGGAAGTGTAGGACCATCATAAACAATAGTACTAGATGCAGTTAAATGCGTACTACATGGATTATTGTTATTACAACCACTATTAGTAATTGTAGAACTACATCCACAAGGTGTATTCAAAACTACATCTGTACAACAGGGATTTACTGGTAAATATGGATATGCCATTTTGATAATTTATTAAGGTATATAAATGATATAATAACATCCTCTAGAAGGCTGTATATTCGCATGACCTAATCCTCCTCCTGTTGAAGAATTTGATACAGCAACGCCTACACCTATAGTAACATCGTTTGTTTTACCAAGGTTTGCAATTGTATCTGATGCAGATCTTAAGGAATACCCTAAGTTTCCTCCAGAAGAATATCCTGAATCAATTGGATCATCTACATTTAAAGGAACAGATGTTCCCTCAGACACAGTTAAATGTGAATGAGTTGCTGGAGTGACAGTTGCTACTGCTGTAGCAATATGTGTATGCGCAGGTATTTGAGTTGATGACAAAAATACTTCATTAGCTCCAACTTCAGTTGTTATTATATAATTAGGATTTGCAGGATTTGCAGGATCAACTTCTGGATCTAATGCTCCTCCAAACATTCCAGTAGTGGTACCAACTAATGTTCTTCCTCTTAAATCTGGAGTTCCATTTTGACCATTACATAAATAGATCTTAACCCAGTCTCCTGTACCAGCTCCTGTACCATTAAAATAACTCAATGGTCCAAAATAAGGAACTGCTGTATAAGGAACCATCTTATTACTAACTAATGTAGAAGAACTTATACTATTTAAATAAGCTTGAATATAAGAATTTATATTTGCAATACTTACATAGTTTGTAGAAACATTTAAAGCTAATGCTGTTAAATCAACTTGTACTTGACATAGTTTATTTATAACAGCTTGTACAATAGCATGTGTATCTGATGAAGCTGTAACACCTGTTAAACATCCAATTGAGTAATCAGCATTCAATATAGCAAGATCTGCATCAATAGCATCTATTTGTTCTTGAAGATCACAAGCAGCTTCTATAAGAGCTTTTGATATATCTACAATAGAAAGATCTCCACATGTAGGAAGATATTGTTGTACAAGGTTACATACAACTGTAGTACCAAGATCAATCTTAATTCCTGTACCATCTAATGTAGATGTAAGGAATGTAATCAATGCTTGTTCTACAAATGATAATGAATCACCTGTTTGTATTCCTAAAACAGGAACATCTATTCCTGTATATTTAACACATCTGTCAGAGACAATCTCTGTACATCCGTTATAACAATTTGAGCAATTGGACATATTATTAATTTTTAAAAGGTTTAAGCTATTGTTGATGTGGTTGTTGTTGTAGGATTTGATACAATCTTAATGTCACAAGGATCTTCTAAACAACGTTCTAATTCATTACACTTACTAACACATCCTAATGTCAAACGAATCACTCTACTAGCAATCATTTGAACAGAGTATTTTTCTACATAACTAGGATTGCAATACTTATACATAAGTATTCTTCTATATCCTATCAGCTGAAGTATGTCACTAGAAGGCACAGGTTTGTTCAACATATATGAAATATTGTTGTACAAATTATTGCCAAGCTCTGCTAACTTGCAATCTATTTTTTTAAGTAAAGAAGGAATGTTAGCACATTCTGGGCAATTTGTTAGTCTTGGTGATAACATAATCAGAGTTTTTTATTTTTCAACTTTGGATGCGCAGTGTGCACATAACCCATTGGTTAATTGACATCCACATCCCACTTTAGCTCCGCATGAATTACATTGTGCCATAATTAGTAAAAGTTTATTAGGTAGTTGTTACCTGAACAACCACAATTGGTTTTTAAAAAGTTATCTAACATATTATCTGCCTGAGCATATAATGTATTGGATTCAAATTCTGCGCAGTTATTAGCTGCTGCAATTGCTCCTTGAATAAAGAAGTTGATTGTGTTTAATGTAACACTAGATTGTGTTTTAAGTGCTCTGTCGCACTCCATCATGTTTAATTGTAAAAACGCATTGTCAAACTTCTCTTGAAGTCTGTCAACACGTAATATTGTTCTTTCTATATAGTTTGCATATGCAGGAGCAACAGAATATTTGATTCTATAAATTCCATCAGGAAGAGGTTGATTACAACCAATATCTGTTATCCCTAAATTAGATGATGTAAATACATTGGTTTCATTAGGAACGAATGGTAATATTTTGGTTCCAAATCCTGGAATATTAATCTCAATAGATGGTGCGGACACCACTGGAGGATTAGTAGGATATACAGAAGCATCTGTAATACCAAGTGTAAATACACTATAAGTAGGAACTACTAATATGTCTAATTGTAAGTTTGCCATGTTGTTTTTTAAATAAATATGCCAGAGGAATATGAGTTATCCTCTTTCCCCTGGCATAGGTTATTGTTTAAATTTTACTTCTTATTCTTAAGGGATAAGTGTAGAAGTAGAAGTAGTTGTAGTTGCAGGAGCACTAGAAGTAGTAGTAGTTGTAGTGATACAAGGAATACCTTGATCTACCACAGTACCTAAACCAGCTTCTAATACAGTAGTAATTGCAGCAGAAATACCACTTGTTGTAGCATTAGGAGCAGCGATAATCACTGTAGAATCTTCCATAATGTAATCACCCCATTGGTACTCAGATTTGTTGTACTCGTTGAATTTGATATAGTAAGTGTCATAAGTAACACCATTAGATACCCAAGACTCGAAGTTCTCATTGTATCCATTCATTCTGTAAAGGTGTTTCAAGTAACCTGCTTGGTAGCTGTAGAAGTTTTTCTCTAATTGAGCAATTTCTGCAGATGTACCAGTAGCATAAGAAGCACGTTGAGTGATGATTGGTTGAGCAACAAAGTTACAAGCATCTGCTACGATAAAGTCAGCAGTAGTAGCTGGACCTGCGTATACAAATGTTCTGAAAGACATTCTGTCATATTCAAAAGGGAACGCTGCAATATCACAAGGTTGTCCATATACAGTTAATGGTTTTCCAGTAATACGTAAGATAGTTCCACCTACATTTTCAAATGTATAGAATGTAGAGAAAGAAATGTTGTCAGGGTTGTTTCCTGGAGCTTTTAAGTTTAATTGATAGATCAAGTCATTGATGATAGTGTTAGCACTTACATCATCACATGGATTGTCATCACAATTACAACATGGAGCTTGGATAGTTACTGAACGAGTAAAACCATTGAAATACAATGTATCAATATAAGAAGAGTGAGCACGTAAAGTTAACGTGATAACTTCTCCACATTGTACAGTGAAATCAGTTACATCAGTAATTTGGTTTGCAGCTGTAGGACATCCTGATACTTTGTACCATTCTGTTACATTTGAGTTACAACCAGATCCTGAAGGACATCCTTTGATCTTGTCAGATCTTTTAGATCCTTGTAAATAAGTGTTTGTTCTACCTTGTGCTACATAGAAATAAGGAGCAGCAGCAATGTTTCCAGCATTAGCTATTGAATAATCGTTTCTAAAGAAACCAACTTGTCCTTCAGTCAAGTTTTGTGTTGAGCCAGAGCTAGGGAGTGAAGTTTGCCCTACTGGAACCACGAATAACGTGGTTAATGAAAAATCAGCCATTTTTATTTATTTTAAATGTTAATAAAGTTTATTCGTTTGTTTGTATTCTGAATTGAGCACTCTGAGCTGCAGAAGCATTTTCAGTATACATTGCTAGATTTTGTACTGTAAGATCTAACAGTTCATCTTCTAGATATAATTCAAGTTCACAATTTTGATCAAATGATGGATTCCCATCTAACATTATATATCCTGTTTTGTTTATATATTGAGGATATCTCATGTACATTATGTAAACTTTTGTTGGGATAAATGTACCATCTGTAAAGTAACTTATCTCATCTGATGACAAAGAGTTGAATGTTTCTTGATATTCAAAACTTGGTCTATAATGATCATTATTTAATATGAACTGAAGATCACCATGTTTAGCAAGATCTCTATTAATCCAAATCTTTCTATCTTTACATCTTCCTTTATCTGCCAACAAATATGAATCTATGTAGAACATATATTGTGGAGTAAGATTATGTACATATGTACACCATTGATTCAATTCAGCATTCTTTAATGTAAGATCTAAAGGTTGATGATTGTAATTCATTATAAGACTTTGTAAGTCTTCATAACGTTTTTTAAACGCATCTTGGCCTAATTGACTAGCAGTACTAATACCATCGATCTTTTGTTTTATCAACTTAATCTGAGCCTCATTCAAAGCTAAGATTTTGTCTTCTAATTGAATCTGTTGGTGCTCATTAGTTGATAGTTTATTTAGTTTCTGATCGATCTTATATAATAAACTATCTACTGGTATCATATTCTTTTATATTTTTAAAACTAGCTCCTTAAATAGAAGCTAGTTTTTTAGTTTTTAATTTACCTTCTAATGTTAATAACTCATCTTGGTTATCATCATCAGCAAGGAATTTAATTAAATCTTCCTCATCTTTAGCTATTTCATATTCACCTTCATAAACCTTACCGTTAGGTTTGATTCTATATACTGAATGTGCTACAGCTTGTTTTACTAAATCTTTAATATGGAGTAAACTTTCTTTCATGTCAGCAAATCTATTGAACACTTCAACTGGATTTAATCCTGAATATTTACCATTCTTAAATTCTGTTTGTTTCAATGTGTTATCTACTAAGTTGTATACCACTTCTTCTTTTGAATCTTCTGATACTGGAAGACCTAAAAGTCTTGCAACTTTACGTTTCTTCTCAGGAGTCATTGAATCAAACTTAACAATTGCTTTGTTGATCAATTGTTTTTTCTTGAAGATCACTGCATTCTCTATCTCATCATCTACCACATAAAACTGTGTATCTGCTGGATATTCTCCTCTTTCCCATGCTTGGTAAGAAGATGCAATAGTTGGGTGTACTCTTAACCATGAAAAGGCTATTTCTTGAAAAGCATTTCCTAAATCAAAATAGTTATCACCATCTAACAGTTTAACTGCTTGTACGTGAGTTTGATCATCTGGAGATAATGATAATCCATAGTTCCAGAATTTAGAACGAGGACCAAGATCAATATCACCTATTTGTTCTTCAAGCTTTTTTCTAAGAGCGTTAACTCTTTCAATCTCAAGTTCTTTTTCTGTAGGATCTGCGATTCTTTTGATGTATGTAGCATCTGGATCAAGTCCTGTTCTGTACTTACCATCTAATTCTTTATAAGGATATTTGAACACACCTGTACCAGGGATTCTTGTCATTCCTTTCTGTGATAATCCACTATCCATAGTTTGTAACTGAGAGCTAGTATATTCTCTCTTAATAGTAGAAATTTTGCCTGTTTTACCCATAATGTAGTTATTTAATAATGTTTGGTTTAATTTAGTAGAGTGGTCCCATCGAAGGAAGCAGCGACCAGTTTACACCAATCCATCACTCTGGTTTGAGAATCATCCCCTCGTAGGAGGGAGAGGAGTTGAGGGGATTCTTCTCGGAATTTTATTATTAGAATTGTGGCATTTCCTCAATCAACACAGTTCTAGAAAGATCTTCGATAAATACATCACATCTATCTTTCATCCAGATTTCGTATCCTGGGAATTTATTAGCAGAGCTCATACCTTGAGATTTAGCAAAACCTAAGTGGTGACGAGTACCATCAATGTAACCCCAAGTCATAGAAGGTGCACCCTTCATACGTACTTCACGGATGTTGTTTACCATTGAACCATCAGACATTGGAGAAACATCAAACACCATAAATACTGGAGTAGATTTTTTGTTTTGTCCAAACTCTAAGTTAGATTGTGGTAAATCTAATTCTTTTAAGTGGATTAATTCAACACGTCCAGTCTCACGAGTTACCATTGCATCAAATGCAAAGTTGTAAGTGATGTGTTGTCCTTCACCTTGCATATATCTGTTTCCAGAATCAGCCATGAAAGTTAATCCAGAGTTTAATGCATCATTTTTAAGAGCTTGTTGGAATACGTCGAATCCAGCCTCATTAGTATACATTTTAACACTTCTATCTTTTACATCCACACGTCTGTAGAATAAATCTCCAAATACAGAACGGATTAAGTTAGCAGAGAACTCACCTCTGTTGTATTGTACTAAGTTTCCATTGTTACGCATTCTGTGGTATACACCAGCAGATGTTCTTTTCAATTCTTGTTTAGAACCGTTAGTTTTAACTGTACCTGGTTTAGCCCAGATCATACGTTTAACTTT